AACCCCGTTTTGCTAGATGAGCATGGAAGCATTGTGGCTGGCCACGGTCGCGTTATGGCGGCTCGTAAGTTAAAGCTGGATGAAGTGCCAACAATCACGCTTGGATGGCTCACAGACACGCAAAGACGGGCATACGTGATAGCGGATAACAAGCTGGCATTGAATGCTGGGTGGGATGATGAGATGCTTAGGTTGGAACTTGGCGAGTTGGGCGATCTTGGGTTTGATCTAGATCTCACTGGATTTTCAGCAGATGAGATTGCAGCATTGATGCCTGAGCAAATTGAACCTGGGTTGACCGATGAAGATGAAGTTCCTGAAATCTCAGAGACTCCGGTTACAGTGCTTGGAGATGTTTGGATTCTTGGAAAGCACAGGCTGATGTGTGGCGATTCGACCAGCATCGATGCAGTTGACAAGCTGATGGATGGCCAAAAGGCTGACATGGTGTTCACTGACCCACCTTATGGCATGTTTCTTGACACCGACTATGACAGTATGTTTGCGGCTGATAAGGCACACCGAAAAACCGGAAAAAGGTTTGATGAGGTTGCTGGCGATCATGATGACTTTGCGCCTGAGTTAATCAGCACGATATTCACCGCATTTCCAGATGCAAAAGAAATTTTTATTTGGGGTGCCGATTACTTCAGCGACCTGATTCCAAATCGAAAGGATGGTTCTTGGGTCGTTTGGGATAAGCGAACAAATGAAAATATGGATAAGGTGTCTGGCAATACTTTTGAGCTTTGCTGGTCAAAGCAAAAGCACAAGCGCTTGATTGCGCGAATTTTGTGGTCTGGTCATCACGGCATGGCAAAAGACGACACCAAAACCAGAGTGCATCCAACGCAAAAGCCTGTGGAGCTTGTCTCGTGGTTTTTTGATCAATGGGGAAAGGACTGCAAGTCGGTCGCTGACCTATTTGGCGGCAGCGGCAGCACCCTGATCGCCTGCGAGAAAACCAACCGTCAGGCCCACCTGATGGAACTAGACCCAAAGTACTGCGACGTTATCGTCAAGCGCTGGCAGGACTTCACTGGCAAAATCGCAACACACGCAGAAACAGGAAAACCTTTTGCTGAGGTTAATAATAATGGCAACACGCAAACCTAAACTTGAAACTTCGGAAGCAAAAAAGACAAACGGACACGGAGGGGCTCGCCCTGGTGCAGGTCAGCCACCTTTTAAACCAACAGATGCCGAGCGGAAACAAGTAGAGGCGCTGTCTGGATATGGCCTACCGATTGAGCAAATAGCAATGTTAATCCGTGATGGAATTGATGCGGACACGTTGAGAAAGCACTTTTCTAGTGAGCTGGTGTCTGGTAAGTCGAAGGCCAATGCGCAAATTGGAAGAACGCTATTCCAAAAGGCAATGGGTGGTGACACAACGGCCATGATCTGGTGGAGCAAAACGCAAATGCGCTGGTCTGAAACGCAAAAGCATGAACTTACCGGTGCTGATGGTGCGCCACTAGAGATTGCCAGGATTGAGCGGGTGATCGTTAAGAATGGGTAAAACCCTTTCCATTGCCACGCCGGAGTGGGCTATACCATTGCTTCAGCCAAGCCGTTACAAGGGCGCATGGGGCGGCAGGGGGTCAGGGAAATCACATTTCTTTGCTGAAATGATGATAGAGGCGCACATGAGCAAATGAACGCCGGTGCGTATTTTGAGGTTCAGGAATCAGTTATTAAGTCACGCAAGGGCGACGGGATGATTATCTTCCAAGGTATGCAAAACCATACCGCAGATTCGATTAAGTCACTGGAGGGATACGATTGCGCATGGGTTGAAGAAGCGCAGAGTTTAAGCCAGCGTTCATTAGACTTGCTTCGCCCGACAATCCGAAAGCCGAATTCCGAATTGTGGTTCACTTGGAATCCGAACAAAGCGACTGACCCGGTAGATGCGCTATTAAAGGGCGATACAAGGCCACCTGAAGCCGTGGTAATAGAAGTTAATTATATGGATAACCCGTGGCTTCCAGAGGTTCTACGGAACGAAATGGAGTACGACAAGCGCCGAGACCCAGACAAATACGCTCACGTTTGGCTTGGCCAGTACAACAAGAACAGCAATTCGCGGGTTTTCCATAATTGGAGAATAGAGGAATTCGAGGCGCCAGCAGATGTAACGCATAGGCTCGGGGCGGATTGGGGGTTTTCAGTGGATCCGACTGTTTTGGTTCGTTGTCATGTTATTGGCAGAACTTTATACATCGACCATGAAGTTTATCGGGTTGGCTGCGAGATCATGGACACTCCGGACTTATTTTTTACTGTTCCTGATTCTGAAAAGTGGCCAATGGTGGCTGACTCTGCAAGGCCAGAGACAATATCGCACATGAGGCGAAATGGGTTCCCCAAGATTATGCCAGCGGTAAAGGGACCGAAGTCATTAGAGGAAGGAATAGAGTTTTTAAAAACCTACGATATTGTTGTGCATCCAAGGTGTAAACATACAATTGACGAATTGACGCTTTACAGTTATAAGATCGACAAACTAACAGGCAATATACTTCCACTTCTGGATGACAAGAAAAACCACATAATTGACGCATTAAGATATGCTTGTGAGGGTGTCAGAAGGGCGGTTACAAATAAGCCTAAAATATTCGTGCCGTTGCCAACAAGTAACAAATGGTAGAGAATAAAGAAACTAAAGGGAATTATGTCTCGATTAACTAAAGAACAGCATTTTAATAACGTATTAGAAACGGCTCGCAATGAGTTCGATTCTATTCAATCCGCTATTAAAAATGAGCGGATGCAATGCTTGGAAGATCGTAGATTTTATTCTATTGCTGGAGCGCAGTGGGAAGGCCCGCTTGGTGAACAGTTTGAAAATAAGCCAAAGTTTGAAGTAAACAAAATCCATCTGGCAGTGATTCGCATTATTAACGAATACAGAAATAATCGCATTACTGTTGATTTTGTAAGCAAGGATGGAAAAAAGGCTGACTCACTCGCAGATACCTGCGACGGTCTTTATCGTGCCGATGAGCAAGATAGCACGGCAGAAGAAGCCTACGACAATGCTTTCGAGGAAGCGGTGGCTGGTGGGTTTGGCGCTTGGCGACTTCGTGCTGAATACGAAGATGAGGAAGACGATGAAGATGAGCGTCAGAGAATTAGGATTGAGCCTATATTCGATGCGGACTCGTCGGTTTTCTTTGATTTAGACGCAAAGCGCCAAGACAAATCAGACGCCAAACGATGCTTTGTGATTTCCTCCATGAGCCGTGACGCTTATCGTGACGAATACGGAGATGACCCGAGCGATTGGCCCAAAACAATCACGCATACCGAGTTTGATTGGTACACCCCCAATGTTGTCTATATTGCTGAGTATTACCGCGTGGAAGAAGTTTCGGAAACCATCAGGGTATTTGAGACAATCGATGGTGAAGAAGAAAAGTATTCCGATTCTGATTTTGAAGCTGACGAAAACCTTGAGCAATCACTTGCTGCAATTGGCACAAAAGAAATCAGGAAAAAGAAAGTAAAGCGCCGCAAGGTGCACAAGTATATTCTTTCTGGTGGCAAGGTTCTGGAGGATTGCGGATACATTGCAGGCAAGAACATTCCTATTGTTCCGGTGTACGGCAAACGGTGGTTCGTAGACAACATCGAGCGCTGCATGGGGCACGTTCGTTTGGCCAAGGATTCACAACGCCTAAAAAATATGCAACTCTCAAAACTTGGAGAGATTGCGGCATTCAGCAGCATGGACAAGCCTATTTTTACCCCCGAACAAATGGCTGGGCATCAAGTAATGTGGGCAGAGGATAACGTGAAAAACTATCCTTATTTGCTCGCAAACCCAATGACCGACATGAACGGTCAGCCAGTGGCCAATGGTCCGATTGGGATGAAGACAGCGCCTAACATTCCACCCGCAATGGTGGCATTGATGCAGGTTACAGAGCAGGACATGGCGGACGTTTTAGGTCGCCCTGAAAATGCTGAAAAGATGGTTAGCAACATTTCCGGTAAGGCCGTGGAGATGATTCAGCAGCGCTTGGATATGCAAACTTTCATCTATATGTCCAACATGGCGAAAGCGATTAAACGCTCCGGAGAAATTTGGCTCAGCATGGCCAAAGATATTTTTGTGGAAGAAGGCAGAAATATAAAAGCGATTGGCAAGCAAGGCGAGGTCTCAACCGTTGAATTGATGCGGCCTGTGATCGGTGAGACTGGCGAGACAGAATTTGAAAATGATTTGTCCCAAGCCAATTTTGATATCGCCGTGGATGTTGGACCGTCAAGCAGCAGCAAGAAAGCGGCAACGGTTCGCGCAATCACGGGAATGATGACCATTACACAAGACCCAGAGACAATGCAGGTTCTTGGCTCAATGGCCATGATGAACATGGAAGGCGAAGGCGTTTCCGAGGTTCGTGACTTCTTCCGTAAGCGTCTTGTGAACATGGGCGCGGTTAAGCCAACAGAGGAAGAAATGCAGGCCATGCAAGCACAGGCCGCACAAGCCCAGCCAGACCCACAGACACAGTACATGATGGCAGCAGCAAACCAAGCCGATGCAGAGGCATCCAAGGCGCGTGCTGACACTGTATTGACCGTTGCCAAGGCTGAAGAAACTCAGGCAAAGACTTTGAAGACGATGGCCGAAATTTCAGAGGTTGATCGCAAGCAAGCGTTTGAAGATTTGCAATTGCTTGGCAGTGCTTTTCAAGGCCAGCAACCACAGGAACAACAACCTGGCACACCGCCATTGGTTTAAAAAATATGGTATTCCGCTAAACCATTTTGAATTAGCGAGTTTTTTTACGGGTAATTAAATGCTAGAAAAGGCAGAGCAGTTTGATGAAGAAGTGATCGATTCTGAAGCACAAGAAATCGAGCAAGTCGAAAATGTCGATATTGAGGCCGACGACAGCCAAGACGAGCAAGAAGCGGAAGAAGAAATTACGGTTAGCATTGGTGAGGAGTCGCCACCTCAAGAGGAAGAAAAACCCGCTCCCGAGTGGGTTAGAGATTTGCGGAAAAACTACCGAGAACTTCAACGCGAAAAAAGAGAACTGGAAGCAAGGTTAAACCAACGCACAACAGAGGCAGAAAAGCCTATTACACTTGGTAAAAAACCAACCTTAGAACAGTTTGATTATGACGCTGAAATGTTTGAGGAGTCACTTGAAGAATGGTACGAACAAAAGCGATTAGTCAGCGAGCAACAGCATAAAGTAGAGCTAGAGCAGCAAGCGCAACAGCGCGAATGGCAAAACCGTTTAAGTGCGTATGGCGAAGCAAAGCAGAAGTTAAAAGTTAAAGACTATGACGAAGCCGAGTATGCCGTTCAGGAGACGTTCAGCCAGACAATGCAAGGGATTATCTTGCACGGCGCTGATGACCCCGCATTGATCGTTTACGCGCTTGGAAAGAACCCCAAGAAGGCAAAAGAACTAGCAGCAATTAATGACCCCGTGAAATTTGCTATCGCAATCGGAAAACTGGAGACACAATTGAAAGTAAGCAGCAAGAAATCACCACCACCGCCAGAAAAGGCGATCCGTGGGAGTGGCTCCGGCTCAGGTTCGGTAGACTCGACATTAGAGCGCCTGAGGGCAGAAGCAGAAAAAACCGGTAACATGAGCAAGGTAATTGCTTATAAACAACAACTTCGCAAGAAATCAACTTAATTTAATTTGGAGTATTAAACATGCCTAACGCATTTAGCAAAGAAGAACGCGTCGCGTTTGAAAACGTCCTTGAAGGTTTTAACGACGCTTTGGTGCTGTCACGTAACGTATCCGTATACAACACAGACTCATCCTCAATGGAGCGTTCAAACAACATCATTTGGCGCCCAATGCCTTACGTTGCTCAGTCATTCTCCGGCACGGACATGACATCCAACTTTAAGGATTCCACACAATTGGCCGTTCCTGCGACAATCGGCTTTAGCCGTTCAGCGCCTTGGGCAATGACCGCAACCGAATTGCGCGATACCTTGCAAGAAGGTCGTTTGGGTGATGCGGCAAAACAAAAGTTGGCATCAGATATTAACCTGGCAATCATGAACGTTGCAGCAACTCAGGGCACATTGGTTGTTAAGCGTACCGCCGCTGCATCTGGCTTTGATGATATTGCCGCTGCTGATGCAATCATGAATGAGACAGGCGTTCAGTCATTTGATCGTTACATGGCCTTGTCTACCCGTGATTACAACAACATGGCAAGCAACTTGGCCAACCGTGCAAACATGGTAGGCAAGCCAACAACTGCATACGAAAAAGCATACGTTGGTAACATCGCCGGCTTTGAAACTTTCAAACTGGATTATGCAAACCGTTTGCTGGCTCGCGCAGGTGTGACCGTTTCTATTAACGGCGCTAACCAATACTACACGCCAAAAGCAACAAGCACGGCCACCACTGGTGAAACCGCTAACGTTGATAACCGTTACCAGACCATTGCAATTACCGTGACTTCCGGCACCGTTCGTGTTGGCGATGCCTTCACAATCTTGGGTGTGAATAACGTTCACGCAATCACCAAAGCTGACACAGGCCAACTCAAAACCTTCCGAGTGACCGCCATTGTTACCGGTGCTGGTGGTACTGGTACCGTTCAGATTTCCCCGCCTATTATTTCTGGCGGTGGCTCAACCGATGCGGAATTGCAATACAAAAACTGTACTGCAACACCGGCCAGCGGCGCAGCCATTACGTTCCTGAACACCGTGGATGCAAACGTTAATCCTTTCTGGCAAAAAGACGCGCTGGAGATTCTGCCAGCTTCTTATGCCGTGCCAAGCGATGCGGGCGCAGCAGTAATGCGAGCCAGCACTGATCAAGGCATCGAGGTGGTGATGCAGAAGCAGTACGATATCAACACCATGCGCACCAAGTTCCGTATGGACGTGCTCTACGGCGTGGTAAACAAGCAGCCTGAAATGTCCGGCATTATGCTGTTCTCTCAGACCTGATTGATTTAGTCTAATAAAGGGGTGGAGAAATCCACCTCTTTTCGTATGGAGTATTCATGCCGCTCAAAAAAGGCTATTCAGCCAAAACCGTATCAAGTAACATCAAAAAAGAAATGAAATCAGGCAAGCCACAAAAGCAAGCCGTGGCCATTGCTCTTTCATCAGCAAAAGAAGCAGCAGCCAAGGCAGGGAAAAAAATGTACCAAAAGGGTAAAAAATGAATAAGACCATGCTTTACAAACCAGACGGTGAATTTCAAGTAGATGATGGCTTT